TGGCCACCTTAAGTTGACCCGCAAAATTATTATCAACCGCATCATTGTCAAAAACATCAACAGCCGCTCCAAACTCAACCTCAGACGTACTTCCAGCCGAACCCTCAATAACACTGAAAAGATTCGCTTCAGCATCATCACGAATTCTCCAAGCTAACCCAGCACCTTCCAAATCCAACGTAGCATTCGTTGTCAGATCAACCGCCGTTGTTCCCTGGTTATCATAACCAGATTGCCGACTTACATTAGCAGCACCAACATCCACAAAATCATCACCCAAAAACGCCTCTTCCGGAAGAGGATCCCAAGCATAACGTTCTACCGGCGCATAGTCGAACGTCTTCGCGTCCATCTCACCCGTAGCAGCCAACTCCAAATCATCATTCGTTGAATTCCGTACAACAAAACTAATCTGAACCCTTGTAGTAGTCGTTGTTGTAATCGTGTGTTTATCTGTATTTGATTCGCTTTGCAGCAAACCATACACCTCTCTGCCAGTAGATGTGAGAATAGGGTCACCAGATGCCGCATCCGTTATTTTACAAAGGTTTTTAGGCTGAAGTGCATTCCCACCAGATACCTCAGTGAGCTGTGCACTATCAAACGTCGAAGCATACGCCACAACAGTACCTAACGAAGTCACAGCCCCTACGGCAGCCGTAGTATTTCCAGGGAGCTCTCCTGCCGCATCCAAAATTATATGCTGTGCATCCGTCGCCACCGGCCCCACACTCGCACCAACAACAGGCCGGCGATTAAGTATTCGTTTCCGCTCCAACTCGTGCAGATCTATATTCAGATCATCAACACCCCGCTGAGTCTCTCCCTCACCAGTGAACGTCGTCGGAGTAGTTAGATCATCATACCAATTCCCAGTTCTCCGCTTCACTATCGTATGACATAACGAACGCAAAGAATTAAAATCATCCTCACCATCCGTCACATTTGTAACATAATTCGCAAGTGACGGAGCTATACTATCATCGTAAGTTTCAGATGACTGGAGCTGGGGGTCCTGCCGAATAGCTGTCCGTGTCATACCACCTCTCTCATACCCCCGAGTGAAGTTCCATACAAAATCAGTGTAGCACTAAAAGTAAAAAGATTACCAATACAAGACACAAAAACCAACTCATTCAGAAACAACTTCAGTTGTGACCGTAACCGTCCCTCTACTAATAATCTCACTATCTAAAATTATAAGATTACTATCAGAATCAAGACGAGACGTCAGTATCGTAGTACCATCCGTATCTAAATGTCCCTGTATTCTAGTATTAACAAAAGCCACGCCAACCACATCCAAAATAACATCATCCAAATCAGACTCATACAATGAAACACCGAAATCTCTATCTCGAAGAACCCCTTCAATAACAGACACCACTGAAGTTTGAATAACAGCTTCTGAATACCCACTGAACACACCCACTCGAGCTCGAACTACAGCACTGATAAGAAAATTCTCACCTGACGTGACCGATACGGTTTGAGTAACTTCCTTCCTACCATCCAAAAAAGTCTGAAGAGAACTTACTAACCCACTAGACGGTGCCGTATAGAAACCTCCTGAATCTCGCACCAAAATAGGAACAGTCACCAAGTTAGCTTTACAATCATTCGCCAAAATCCTATCAAAATGCGTATTTATGCCATAAACCGCACTCGAAGATAATGTAGGATCTACCAGATCCACAAGCGTATCATTATCAGTATCAATACCACTTGCCTCAGTTCGTATAGCCGCACTCTGTGTATTAATAGACGAGCTCACAGAACTAATAGACACAATAGAAACACTCAAATCCGAGGACTCACTCAAAACGGAATTCAAATCACTAATAGCTGCATTCGCCAAAGCTTCCGCATTAACAACAGCACTACCTATTGCCGTTGCTTCAGATTGAATCAAATCAAAATAGCCTTTCAATGAATTTTTATCAGCAGTTGTAAGCTGACTAGTAGTAGCATGCGTCGCAATAGCATCCACAGCTGACTTCCCATCTGTAACAAAGTTTCCTATATCTGTTGCATCAACACCAATCTCCCCCGTATAATCCTTAATCGTGCGTGTGTTCGAACGCGCAGAAGTAGCTTCCGTATCAATAGTACTTTGCTGAGAAGTAATATCCACAACATCACTATTAAGAGTAATCACAGAACTATCAATCGAATCCAGAGCACTCACTATAGCAGTAGTAGCAGCCAACAATGACGTGTTCAGAACATCGACACCATTTCTAATATCTAACAAATAATTCTGAACCGTGAGATCCGTCGCTGCCGACCGAGACGACAAAGCCTTAGCCACAGCCACTCTACCAAAAAGAGGATCACTAAAAGAACCAGCCAGGGCTTCATAATCCTCACCCACTACAGCAGAATCACCAGACTTACGAACCTTAGGTGCAAAAGCTTTCGCACTAGAAATAGATTCCCAATCATCCCCACCAACAGAACCTTCAGGGTTAGTAACCGTTAAAGCTATTTCCGTGAATGACACCACCAAACTAGACGTTTCGGACTCAATAGTACTCGCCTGAACCTGCCCAGATTTCCCCCTAGAAGCTACATATGTCACAACTATAGATGTCTCAGCCGCTGGAATATTACCAAAAATACCGTCCCCAAAACGAATCGTAGCCGGGACATCGTTGTAGCCAACCTCAACCTGATCAGTTGCACCGTACTCCAAAAGCGATACTTCTTCCCACGTAGCACCATCCACAGTACACACAACGGCACCCTGAACAACATACTTGTCCGAAGGCACCCTGCGCAACTCAAACACCTGAGCAGACGTTCCATCAGAAACAAACGTCTCCTGAATAGTCTCCCCTTCATAACACGGAACATATTTGAAGTTATCAAGTCCCTGCTCAGAAGGAGTGAAAAGAACTTCCTCAGCAGCTTCAAAAATCAAATCATCCGGACCATCAAATTGGAACCCGGCCGGTATCGGCACATCAAACGTATGAACATCATTAACTACAACACGCAAATCAACCGAAGATGCTACCGCACCACCCATTTTATAGCCCAATTGACGACTAGTCCTCGCAACACTCCGCCGCGTACGCGCCGTGGACAAATACATATCCGTAGCTCTACGATCTAAATAAAAACTCAGGGTGTCCAAACCATACGCAGTGAGATCCAAAAGCATAATACCTAAACTAGCTACAGAGAAATCATTAAACTCCGCCGCATATTTCACTTGTAATCTAGCCAACAAATCATCGTTATGAGTATCAAAATCCAATCCAGCATATCTAGCACGATTCAACGATCCTAACGCCAACTCACTTGCCATAACTCACTCCTCACACCGGTAGGGGGACAGAAATGCCAACAGAACCCTGCCGCCTCGTAGCCAACACAATATATCCCACAGTGATTATGATCTCGGATCCCTTCTGTTCCACAATGACATCCAACACCTGCACACGAGGCTCGTATTTTGCCACCACTCCCTGGATCTCCGCACGAAGCAAATTTCCCAGTACAGCATCATTATTTTCAAAAACAAACGAGAGTGCATTCGTCCCAACAGTAGGTCTCATAATTCGCTGCCCGTTCATAGTCAAAACCAACTGAAGCAACGAATCCTTAATAACATCATCCCCTTCAGAAATCGCCGGGAATGATGTTGTCCCCTTCTGAAACGGATACTTAATCCCTCGAAATATAACAGGCGTAGCCATCACTTCACCTTGACAACCTGCGATAATAACGAAGCCGTAGGTACCACAATTGGAGGCCCAGACGGTCCAACACTCGTAGAATGAGTATGAGCCATCGCCCACGCTAACCACGACTGGCCTTTGATCACAGGTTCCACAGCATAACCACCCAAATCTATTGAAGTAGTTTCAACCCTAACACCAGACGCACTCAACGTGACCTTATTACCAGACTTATCCTCAATTTCTATTTGACCCGTTTGAGCATCCAACTTAACAGATTGATTCGGTTGAGCATTATCTGTAATCTCTATAGAACCATCAGAAGTAAACTTGATCGATGCACTACCACCCCCCAAAACATTACTTCCTTGAGAAGCGGTCTTCGTACGATCAGTCTTAGCAACATCACTCGGATTGGCCTTGTTCCAAACAATCTCAACACGCTCATCCCCATCACTATCACTGAAAATAAAATGATGTCCCATCCGAGTTTTAAACCCTCTGATATCAGGATACGTTGAAGAATACCCTAACTCATCCGGCACATCCGAACTATTATCACGATACCCATACCACCCCCCGAAATAACACTCAGGTCTACTCGGCTGTCCCTCCGCATATGACACATAAACAGGATCACCAACTTCCGGAGGCCAAAACACGCCACGACCATCCCCAGCACCCTGCATAGCAGCTTTTATCCACACCGGAGAAGCTCTTTCTTGCAAAGCTGGGACATGCACCTTAACACGTCCCTGTTTCTTAGGATCATCATTAGCAGTCACAACACCACGATATAAACCAGGATAAACACGATAAAACTCTATACCATATCTCGTAATATTATCCAAAATTTCTTCAGCAGTTATAGCCACAATTAACTCCTAACATTTGCCACATGTTCTGACGTCGACCGCACATCGGCAGTGTTTCGAGGCCCAGTAGGAGTCCGACCCTCCACCATATTAGGATCAACATCCGACTGCACAACCAAATTAGTAGAAAAACCACCAACTCCTATCGTATGAGTCACACTAAAAACACCGTATAAACGATTGTCAAATCTTCGACCCAAACCTGACATAGCTACCACATCCCCAGGAAGAACACGAGGATCTCCCAATGTTTCAATCTCACACTGTATGCTCATAGGCCCACCAGCTGCCACCTCCGCCCCTGCCCTACTAACAGCCTCGGAATTATCTGGACTCCCAGGAAGAGTGAGAGCCGTATCCGGCAACTCATCCGTTCCCTCAGTAGTCTGTACACCTTCTCCACTCAACACAGGTGCAGCTTGATCTTCAACCGTAGTCGAATGCTCCTCAGCACTAACAGAATCCGCATTCACACCATGCAAAACAGCCCCATGATTCAATATATCCTGATACGCCACAGCCGTCCAAATTGCCTCCGTATTACACTGGAACGAAATCAGCGGCCACTCCTCCTCTGTGAGCAACCCCCCAGTATAATGGTACAACCTATAGCGTCTCGACGGAGGCGCAGTGAATGCCTCATACTTTGGCAACCATAACAACTTCGACGCCTGCCCATTCCTAGCCGGTCCAACAATATTCATAAAACAATGAGTCCGCTCAGCCAAATCCCACAACGCTATCCAATCAGACCGCCCACCCTGACAATATCCAGCAGCAGATGTCCGGAGAGCTTGGCCAGCTCTGGAAGTAGCTTCTACAGCAGAAAAATCCACCTCCAATGTTGTCCTATTCCCTGCACCCTGGACCAACCTACGAATGATGTCCTCTAACGTATCCCTATCCTCCGCTACTACTCGACCCCCCTGAATCTCAGTACTCCGTCCCAAACCCTGCCCTTTCAGGGTAATCTGAATATCCCTACCTATAGAAACCTCCGGAGCTGTCAACCCTGCTACATACAACGGAGAAAGAACAGCTCCACCATCTCCTGTACCACCAGCATAACCAAGCTGAACCTCCAAAGCATTCGTAATTCTACCATCAGCCAAAGGAGAATCTAAAAATTTCATTCCATCCTCAAACGGAGGACTCATCTGTACAGAAATCTTAGGAAGCGTTGATAAATTCAACTGCACTTCTACCTGTTGAACAAACGCCAACGCCTGAATATCCTCAGTACCAGGTATACGCGGACGAAGCGTTTCCGCTCCCCCAACATTCACCCAAAGCGGAAACACATCCCCACTAGGAAGACGAATTCTTGCCGCTACAAACGGTGCTGAAAAATCAAACTCAGCCACCCTACATTACCGCCTTTGCACCGATGCCTTCTTAAATAATACCTGATGCACATACCTCGGAGCAGGTACGCGAATCTCATCCCCCACATTTAACTCCGTCGGGAGATCCTCAAAATCATTAGCCACCGCAATAACCCACCATAACCGTGAATCCTGATAATACTTGTGAGCCAACAAATCAATCCTATCTACCCCAGTAACCAAATGAATCAAATCATCAATCTGAGAAGGAATTTCAGGAATATCCAAAACGTCCCAAAACTCCACACCATCCACAGAAACCAATTCCCCAAACCTTAAACGGCTCCCCCTATGCACAGCTACAGCCACAACCTACCTCCCAGGACCACCAGGCACACCAGTATGCCCACCAACACCAGCACGCCTAACCTCAGCCTGTATCGATCTCAACGTACGTACACGTTCCTCTACCGTACCCCCAACTGGTGCCGTTTGGAGACCTTGGACAGTGACAATAAGCTCATTCATCTTCGCTTCGAACAGATCCCTATAACCCCCACGATGACCATGACCAGTCCACCAATCAGGAAAATGAATCGCTTGAAGAACCGGACTACTCTCCAACTGAGCCATCCGCCTGCGCATCGCCTCCTCATCAGCAGGACGTGATAACTCCGACACAGCCTCAGATCTCGCAGCAGCCAATCGAGATTGAGCAATAGTAAGAGTTCTCAACCGACCTATAATTCCTTCTACAGCTACACCGGTTGCAATTAATGAATCCACAGACTGATCAATCACAGTCGAAAACAAATTCGATGTAATCTCTAAAATACCACTACTCAAATCTCTAAATGCCTCCAACATACGATCCGAAAAGTCATCCATATTTTCAACAACTTGATTAAAACCCTCCGAAAAACCGTCAACTATCGCACGAACCGTCGCATCATGAAGCACCGATTGCATAACATCAGACACTCTCTGAGCCGTCTCCGTCATAACCTCCTCAGTCTGTGCCATATCCTCTCCAACAACCGTATTTATAGAGCTACCAAACAAACCCACCGCATGCGACATTATAGTGTCCAGAACACCAGTACCAACCTCCGCAAGCCTATTAAACATACCTACAACAGGCTGTAAAAACGCAGATATTTGCTGAAAAATAGGCTGCAAAACACCAATTATACTTTGCCACGCCTGTTGTATTTTTGTAGGGGCCTCAGTAATACCCTCCCAAACAGTCGTAGCTACACTCGCCATGCCTTCCCAAAGCCTAGAAGCTACTTCCCCAATACGATCCCACGCCAATGAAAGTGCACTGAAAAACGGCTGAAACACATTCTCTTGCAACCAATTCAAACCTTCTGCCACGCCTTCTTTAATTCGTGTCCAAACACCTACAACAGTAGTCGCCACCAAATCCCACTTTTCACCCATCCAACTGAAAAATGGCTGTAACACATTCTCGTTCAACCACAATATTGCCGTTACCGTGTTCTCCGTTAACCTGCTCCAAGTCTCCGTTACAAATCCTAAAAACATCTCAAAACGCCCAGTCCAAAATGAAATAGCATCCTCAATAGCTTGAGTAGTCTTTGGAAAAGTATTTCGAAACCAATTAACAAAACCATCCACGCTAGACTTGATCCAATCCACAAATTCACCCGCAGTGTTCTTTATACCCTCCCACACATCCGAAGCAGTATCAGATATATCCGCCCACAACTCAGCATAAAAATCCCCAACATCAGACCACGCAGTCTCTATCCCAGTACCAGCATCAGAAACAGCAGATTCCATTCCCTGCCAGGACTCGCTCCAAAAATCAACAATATCAGAAATATATTGCTCAGCTACATTAACCATTTCCTCCCAAAACATACCAATATCTTCCCCAAAACCATCCACAACCTCTTTCACAACAGCAACACCCAAAACAAAAGGAGCTACAAAAAATCCAGCAATAGCTCCCAACCCCAATGCCATCGCCCCTGCAAATACCGCTACAACAGCCGCAGCCAAAGCTACCGTCGACCACACAAGAATACTAGACCAATTATCACTGAACCACCGACCAATCATAGAAGCTAATTCCGACAACGCAGGTTGAAAAGCATCCCACAAACCACCAGCCAAATCCCCTATCTCACCAAAAACTTCAGCCCATTTAATACCCTGCCACCATTCCTTTATCCTATCCGTAACAACAGTTCTCAACTGCGTGACTTTCTCTTCTAACCACGGCCGAATATGCTCAAAAAGCTTCTCCAATCCCTTCCTAAACAACCCCCAAATACTACTCCAATCAATATCTCCCAAACGATCCAAAACGCGCTTAAGAGCACCCATAACACCTTTAGGACCTTCGCCATCTTCACCAGTCTCGAACAGCTTACTCCAATCCAAAGCAGCAAAAGCATTCACAGCTTGAAAAACAAAGTTCTCTATATCATCAATATACCCAACCAAAATATCCGCAAATCTAATCGATTCCTTATCTAATGCTATTCCCAAACCCTCCATTACATTTAATTCTTCCCCAGCCTCTCTGGCCCGACGACTAAGCGAACCAAACGTCGTAATAACTCTCGTAGCAAATATCGAAATTCCAGCCAAAACAGTATCTACCACACCACCCCACGTAGTAAAAGCATCTACCAATGGACGGATCTGACCTCGAAGCTCATCCGCAGCTATAGCCGAACCCCTCAATCCAGCAGGAAGCAACGCCAACGCTCCCAACTGTTGAGTCCGTGACAACAAACCAACAACCTCACTAAACGGACCAGACGTCCGAGCAGCCTCCGTCATGGCCACACGCAAACCCTGTAAACTCTCTCGAGTATCTCTCAAAAAATTACGAACATCATCTCGAGCTATCCGACGCATGACAGTCTGAAAACCAGCACGCATCCGCTCGAATACTTCCTGTGCTGTTCTTCCAGTCCTGTGAATCTGAGCCCCCATTTCACCCAAATTCACCGTCGCACCTCGAACAGAATCCATAGCTGCCACAGTAGACGAATCCATACGCTGCCAAAAAGTTATCATGTCCTCCGTATTATCCGCACCAAAAACCTGAGACATGTGACCGCGCATAAAATTTAACAAATGACCGACATTTCTTCCCTGCAACCTTGCCTGTTGGACCATAGTTCCAAAGCTTTCTAAAAATTGAGCCGGACTCTGTCCCATCGTAGCAAACGCTCTATCAACCTCCCCACCAACAATAGACAACCTTGTCAAAAGCTCCGGAAGCTGGTCTTGCACACCTGCAAACATATCCTGATACTCTCTAGTACCCTGTGTCATTGCTTGAGCCAATGTTTGAGATATTTCACGCACTCTACCCGCATCCTGAATAACAGTAAATAACCCCCTAGACGCCGCCGCAGTACCCACAGCAAAGTCGCGCATCTGTTCCGGTGTGTCCCCCAATGCGGCACGAGATCTGAGCAACTGCATTATCTGCGGAAGTTCATTCAATGCCCCTGCAACATCCTCGGTTTCCTGCCCCATAAATGTAATCGCAGAAGTTACTTCCCCTATCATGCCCACATTAGCTTCACCAAACAAATTCCTCATACCTAAAGCCGCATTGCGTAACATAGTTGCATTCACACCAAGGGCAGCCGTAAACTGTACAAAACTACGAGCACTTTCAAAACCCATTTCTGCTAATTCCGAACCAGCCACCTCCATAGCATGAAGACCTTCAGCAGCTTCACTCGCTCCAACATTAAGACCCATAGCCAACCCGGTAGCTCTGCCAGTGAATCGACTCAGGTCTTGTCCCATTCTCCCTAAATTACCACCAATCGCACGAACAGATGTCCCAATTGCAGTAGCTTCCGCTTCCAAACTATTTGTCAGGTTTATTCCTTCATTCGCTATTCGATGAATAGCATCACCTGCTCTCCCAGGAAGGCCCGCAACAGCATCCACCATCCTACCAGCGGCATCCGTAATACTCCCAAACCCTGTGAGGATCGGCCCTATAGCCATCCCAACCCAACCCAATGCACCGGTCATCTTCCCCGCACCTGACAAAACAAAGTTCGCAGCACCACCAAACGTAGGAATAAACCCTTTCACTCTTTTAGATAACCCTCTAACAGCATTACCAAGACCACCTACCGTCTCCGTTGCTTTACTCCCTTCCTCGCCTACCTTCAGAGCATCACCCAAATCCACACCACCACCAACATCTCTCTGAAAAGACGACAACTTATCTTTCAAACCACTTACAAAAGATTCAATTGGCGAGAAACTTTCAGCCGCAGAAGTCTTAAACCCCTTAATAACATCATCTAATTTCTTGAATTGATTCTCGATACCCTTGAGGCCAGAATCCAAACCGACATCCTTAGAACCAAAGGAAAATCCTAAACCCATGAAGTTCATTCCAGCCGATCCTTTTTCGTTAACTAACGTTAACAACGCACGCTTGTAGCGCGGGTGAATCTACCAAAGCTCGAAGGAATATCCCGCGAGCGCCATTTACATCTCGATTGATCATCACACCATCTACAGTTAGTCAGCCTCCTAAAAAATTCAAACAATCACCGGGATCGACGTGCCCTTCGCACTCTTGACATAGAAGCCTCATGATTTTGCTGCCGCTTTCTCTCCAAATCACTCTTCTGAGCCACCAAACGATGCCGCCTAGTCACAGGAATACTCATAATAGATTCATACGATAATCCCCAACTTTCCATCAAATAAAAAATCTCCTTCTCTAAGACCTTCGCCGACCCCCAGGGAAGAAAAAACCCGTACCACCTAAATCCAATTCCTTCTCCCATTCATTGCCACAAGAAGGACATTCCAATTCTAACGTAGTATCCACCCCACCTTCAACAGATTGGAATTGCTCTCGAAGATAATGGCGATCTCTCATGCCCAAATCCTGAACCATACGAAGCGTAGGTTTCTCATCTCCCAACAACTCCAAACGCATTAGTATCCCCTGAGACAATGCATCCATATTCTTATTATGTTTCCTAATCTTAGCTAGACGCTCTTCATCCATACCTGTGGACACTTTAAAACGCGCGAGAACTCCAGACGACGGCAACACCACATCATACAATCTTCTGCTAGGATCAGGCATAGATCGCACTGTTAAATCCTCCCCTAAATCCACCATAAACAACGTCTTCACACCACACTCCGGACACCGCTCCCGTACAGGAAAATCATCCCCAAGTGTCACACGCCTAATCGCAAAAATAAGAAAAAAACGATCCCCTACAGTCAAATTTTGCACTATACGAGTAATATGCCCCTTATCCGTCACCACCCCGATCCGAACCACGCACCCTGTCAAAAGCGATGATATCTTCTGAGTAGACGACAAACGTGAAGACGCCAACATATCCTCTTCCCGGCCAGTAATCTCCCTGATTTGAACATCTTTAATCACTTCCTGAGTATTCACATCCAAATACCCACACGGAAGCTCAAATATACCTTCAGTAGACTTCGCAGTCTCCATCTGATTAACTGTGTGCACATGCTCTATACCACCCACAGCCGCACCAACATTTGAACTAACAACCCCCTCATCACTCATCTTCCAATCCTCCCTACAATACGTTGAGTTTCAACCTCATACATAACTATCAAACCCTTCAAGGTATCAGTAACAGTGAAACCATTACTATCAGCTATAGCCTTGAATCGATCATAAACATCCCGACCAACCCACACATTCACTTTCACATCTGAACCACCCCCCTGATACATACCGAGATCATCAAACCGCACAGGATCAGCAACAAACGTCGACATAAGAAACCTTACCAAAGCCGACACACTTCTAAAACCATAGTCAGAAGCTAAACCATTCTTAAGGCGACCGTGAAGCTCCTTCCCTATATAAAAATTTATAGGGCGAGTATGCTCCCCAGAAGCTGGCTGAGGTACTTTCCTGCCGATCTGATCAGCCAACTCACACGTCCGACAAAGCAAAGTACCATTACTCACAACTTTCCGACCACCTAACTCCGCCGGAACAATCATCCGAACCTTCAGACGCTCATCTGACCCGCAATTCGAGCATTTACCCCCGCAAGCCACCCATACTCGAGTAGCCCACGCCTCCTTCCTGTCATCAGAGGACACATTCAAAATCTCTACCACAACTTCACCTCTCTTACTTCAACTTTTAAGTAACACAACACAAAAAAAATCTACACACGTCTTTTGATTCTCAAACAATCTTCAGACGAACAATTAAACACAATGCAATCCGACAGACAACCATTCGAATCCCTCCAACACTCCGCCATAGCAATCCAACCATTCTCTGCCGCACACTCCGCTGTAACAGCACATTTAAAAGTATCACAATAAAAATACCCATCCCTATAAAATTCTCTGAAATTACACATACTCCCAAAAACACTATCTAAAAAATAATCAATGTGTTCACACTGAATAAAACCATCACACTCTATCACAGATTTTGAGGGAACAGCCATCAATCCGTCTCCCGCTTCTTCTTCTTTTTCGAGCGCTCTACAGGCTTACACGGAACCACAGAAGGCCGCAACGGTTCTCCCAAAGGAGTTTCATAACTACCTACACCTGTAGAAGTCGTCGCCTCATGCTGCTCCCGGCGCTTTCGAAGTAACTTCTCTGTATCCAATGTCTCCCAATCACTCATCACACACCTCATCTCGATGTCGGACTACCAACAGCATCTGCAATCGCAACACCCAACGCTACCGGCGCAGCTTCACTGCCCAACGCAAGCTCATCCCAATACTCAACGGCCAACTCCAATTCCTGTATAGAAATCGAGCTGTCAGATGCATCAAAATCGCCTCCAGATTTGTACCGAGTCGGCAAACAACCATACAACACCCAGGCCTTAGCCGGCAACCTTGGCGTAAGCTCAAACGGCCCTATCTGCTGTCCTAAACCCGACGCCACCGCCGCGCCCGTAATAGCCGCAGCGTGCTCTATATACCCCCTAGACGCCAAACTAGCTGCGTTACCAGTCATACCAGTTGCTGTACCTTGAAGCGCCAAAATACCCGTAGCAGCCACAGCCTGCGACCACCCCTTCGGAAACGGACTCCGAGACATAAAATGCATCAATAACAAATCCCTACGCGGAGTAGCCCCTCCTACAGCCATCGCATGCAAAGCACCTCGCCCACCCGTATTCCCAGCCAACGCAGCCACAACCCATTTATAGAAATCATTGTCATACCATTTCGACGCTCGCATCAATGTTATATTCCCAACATTACCACCCTGAACAACCTTCCGCTTGAAAAACCAGTTGGCCTCAGTAATCTCCTTGATATCCAACTGTATCTCTGGAGCCGTAATAGATGAGAATCCCAACAACGGAGTAAAAATAGGTAATGCCAATGGCTCAATAGGCGCTACGTCCATAAGCCAAAACGCATACGTTTGAAGATAATCTGTGAGCGTACTACGCATACTAAACCCAAAAGGGCCTTCATCTGCCTATGCAGCAATGATCACATTGAAATACTCAATTGAGAGATCTAATTCCATGATGGAAATTTCGGACGCGGTAGCATCAAGATCACCAGCAACCTTATGACGCGCTGGAAACGCATTAAACAACTCATACGTTCTAGCAGCATCAACACTTGTCGGAATAGCTGTCAAATTTGCACCGACATCCCCACTACCAGGAAGACCCTCCTCACGATGATAGTGTTTGATTCTTACATCCTGCCGATACTCACCGGCACCCTCCATCACAATCTTCATCCACGTCCAAAACGCAGAGTCAGTAATAGCTACCCCTCTCGATAACGAAACGTCAGAGAATGACGTGTTTCCAGGTTGTTTCCGCGTGTAAATGTAGGTACCTTCTTTGTATTCCACCGACTCAACAGTCGCCTCCGGCACCGAACACATAGAGAAACCAGCCTCCGGCGGGCCAAAGCCTGCATCGGGCCGAGTCCCATCAATAACCTCGACATGAAACCGCATCGAGTGCAAAAAATCTTCCGCTACTGGCCTCGCCATTTGACAGCCTCCCTTCTCTGTTTAAAACCTATAATACCAACACGATCGAGATTCAACTACCATACAATCATACGCACAACATCAGTAGCCACGATGTCTGCACCACCAAGCGCTATGACAATATCATCACCACTGATAGTGAAGGAATCTGCACCAGCCGCTTTGATATCTCCAGAAGTATTCAAAACGACCGGATTGAACGCAACAGGAGTAAACGGCAACGTAACACGCGCCTCCGCAGCCGTTACCATAGCCGCCGTGATCGTCAATGAAACAACACTCATCTGAACAGCTCCTGCAGCTCTACCTGCAAGAGTATTCATATTCGCATCGCCAATAGATGATGCATAATTGGTCAGACCATTGACAATAGCAATATCCGGACTGGCAGCAACAGCAGATCCATTCGGAGCATCGGCAGACTGAACAAGTAAAGTAGTAGCGTTGACCTTGGAAGCAACAACATCCTCTGTACCAGACGCCTGAATAGCAGCAAGTAAATTATCCATCGTCGCTTCAGCCGTACCAGCTATCACAAAATTGATGTTCGCCCCCGCACCATCCGCCTCATAAACATCAGCACCTATACTCAACGTATCGGTAGCAGTCGGCTGACCAGACTGAACAAGCCGAAACGAAGCAATAACACCAGGAGTTGATGGAATCTGTGCATCAGCAAGAACACCGCTCAAACCAGCCACACTGACTTCATCACTCCCACCATTCTGATGCGAAGTTGCATGAACACCAGCCGTTGGCCCACCAACACTCAATCCAGATGTCAGATACTCCGGATCCCTAGTCCACTCGAAAGCAAGCGAACCCACTTGCGCTTGAAGAGCAGAATAATCCGCAGCGTCCAATCCTCCAGTCACACCATTAGCAGGATCAACTGCCGTAGAAGGCCGAAGCTCAGAAGTCACATCAACACCAGGACCACAAGACGGCGGACTACCACTAGCTGGAATCGAACGAACAGGATTCCCAGCAGCCAAACTTACCGGCGACCCCGTCAAATTGTACACTACAAGTGCCATAATGCATCTCTCCTATCTGCTAGAATATAAACAACTTACAAACATGAACTCAACTCATCACGTGATCGTCCCATCAGCCGCACGCCAATTTGTCCCATCCGTCCAATTCAGCGCATTATCATCTGTATTCCATATAGCCGAATAAATCGGCCAAACGGTTGGCAACGGTCGCGTCAAATTCGAGAACGCCGGATGCGGCTCGGTTCCAACCGCAGCATCATCTCCATCTTCCTCTGCAAAAGAAAGTACGATCGTGCCATCCTGTACCAACTTTTTCAACTCTTGTTCTTGATCAAGCTCAGATCGTGATTTCGAAACCTGCACCGACTCACCTGCCTCCAAATTTTTGTACAGAAGACTGATGAATCTATCTTCAGAAGATGCATTTGTAAACGTCACCAACATATCACTCCTCCATGAAATGCTAACTCGGCCAACCGAGATTCAAACCCCAAACTCACTAAAAAACCCACGAAACAAAACATAAAATCCCTATGAATCTAAAGTCTTATGAGCAAACCTGAACCTGACAAACTCCGCAGGTTTATTCGGCGCGATACCCACATCAATAATCACCTGCCCCGCGTCTATAGATGCCGCATCATTATTCGATTCATCCACCGTAACATAGAAAGCCTGCGCTGGGGTCGTACCCGCAAAAAGACCATCATTGAATAGATTCGTCAGGAATCCCTGAATCTGTGCCTTGATCCTTGCCCAAAGACCAGGACCATTATTCTCAAAAACAATCCAGTGGGTTGAATTATATACCGATTTCTCAACAAACATGAACAACCGACGAGCATTGATATACCTCCACTCACTCTGAAGTGACGTGGTCCTAGCACCCCACACCGCAAGACCCGTTTGAGGACTAGAAACTAGAGGATTAATACGCGCCGGATAAACCACATCGCGCTCACCCTGACTGATAGAATCAATTTCCAAACCCACAAGAAAACTCAAAGCACCATCCACAGTACCAGCAGGCACTTTCCCAACATTACGCGTCGAATCAGTTCTTGCATAAATACCAGCTATATGACCTAGAGGCGGGAATACTACCGGCCGATTGTCAGCCAACGGATCTGCCACTTTAACCCAAGGCCAATACATAGCACAGAACTTGGAATTTTGAGCTATATCAATCCTCAAGAAATCCACAGCTTCCTGAGCTGAAGATCCCTGTGGAACAACAAAAATTGCAAACCGATCTCCACCTGAAGGCAACGACTCCCTGCCATCTACATAATCCATGATATCTTTCGTAATCTGAATATCACCAGCGAAATCCGGAATCACAACCTGCATCAATTCTTCGATTTTATTCAGAGCGTAGAGACCTTGGAAATTCGGTTCAAGCGTTATCACCGTGAACTGACTACGACCATAGTTCGTGGTATCAAACGTACCATCCGTACCACCCGAAAAAGTATCTACATGAGAATCTTCCTCAGATGTAGACCGATACACAACAGGCACTAACTGATCCTGACCTATAGCATTAGAAAGCAACACATCCAACGCACCAGTAGTGTAATTGATCGTATTGTTCCCAGCCGCATCCACATCACCAATCAAATTCCCAGCACCATCATCAGTAATACTGCGAGCTGTACCACCATCATCCGTCCAATCAATCTGAACAGATCGAGCATTAATCGGAAGATCAAGCAAGGTCGTAGTAATCTGGCGATTCCCAGTTAATTCATCTCCAGCCGCTACAATCAAACTCCTTGCCAACCCATTAAGATGTTGAGGTCCCTCCGCCGTATCAGCCGGTTCTACAACATTAACCAAGTCCGAAAGGTCATTCAGCACATCAGGAAAGTACTGCGCCGACGTGGTATCCGTGAAGGTTATTTCCTCATAAGTCTCTATAATGTCATAGAGACTCGTCAACGAGTTCAACAACCTAACATTGATGTTAAACCTTGTATACGTATCCGTTGCATTGGTGTAATAATCATCATTCCCAATGCACTCCACCCTCATATCATTCGCCCATGTACCCACAGATATGGGGTCGAGATCCCACGCCTGAATATCATAATCACAGAGAACAGGACACCCCGTCCCAGGCTCAGACCCAGCCGCAGCCGTGAACGAATAAGCACCAGCGGTAGCACCCACATACGCAACCGTACCAGCACCTGTAAGATCCGCTGTGGCAGGAATAACACCACTCCCATTATCCACAATCGAAATCACATCAGTACCAGGAGTATAATCCAGAGTGATATTACCACCATCACCACCAACGACAGGAACTTCAGTACCAGCAAACGTCACAACCAAGAAACCAGTGATTAGATCAAGCTCTGCCACAGTTCCTTGCCCAGACGTACCCGTCGCACGCAATGTGGTCCCAACTTGAGTCAATGCCAGAGTTGTCGGAGTACCACCATCAGGATCCCAATTCAACGTAATAGTAGCACCAGGCATTATGCTCGGAAGCGAAGAATCCACTCCATCACTAGGCATAGAAGTGACAACACGCCCCTCATAATGATGATTCGGATGACCTACTGAATCCTGAACAAGCGCAGTAACACCATCCCGCTCAAACAAATTCTCAGTAGTCACACCAGAATCATCTGCTCTCCATCTGAACGTCACACCGGCCGTACCCGGCACAGCCACAATAGGAGTAACCAATGCAGTCGGAGTAAGAACCAACTCAGTAACAGCCGCAGTGACACCATCACCTATATTACATTGAAAATTTCGTCGAGCACTCGTTAACTGTCCAAGATCATATGCCGACGGAGCACTCACAGAAGAACCAGCCTCAACAGCATCACCCGGCATAACACGAACAACATAAGCTCGCTTACCACCGTTCGCAAAATACGCCGCCATCGCCAAACCAGTTCTAGAATCCGCTATAAGCTCACCAAAAATCTTAGTAAACTGAGAAAACGAAGTCACCAACGTAGCCTCGTCAGTAGGACCTCTCTGAGTCGCACCAATAATCCCCATGTTAGATGTGGACACCGGTTGAACAACCTGAACGGCACTCGGTACCTCTTCCACAAACACGCCTGGACTGAGAATTTCCGCCATCAGTTACCTCCGAATCTATTTACGGACAGTCGTACCTCGTCCGTTCTAACGCTGTTCGTACCCATCTTACTGCCAGTCTACTAACTAGCACTTTCAATCACCCTCAAGATCTCCAGTTTAACCGAACCTGGCAAAATTTCCAAACCTTTGCACTCTGCATATTCCTTTAACCTCTTCTTAGACCATTTCATACTCGGCAGCTCTTCTTTCAACTCCGTACTGTCTACCGATTTAGAAATCTGAGGCTCCACAGATTTAACCACTTCCCCCACTACATTCTCCGCCACAACATCATCCGGTAACCTTATAAGGAGTTTGCGACGAACCATAGCATGCAACATAGCAGACCCATCCTGCTCTGGAGACACACGAAGCACCTTCTTAGGCCCCACAATAGCAGACTCCCCTGTCCTCAACGATACCGTCACAGGACCACGCTTCGGATTAAAATACTTCCCCATGCGTTACTCCTTCACACTAAAATCCAACACTAAATCTGTAGCAGCACGATGTACAACAGGATCGGACAAATCTAACTCACCCTCAACCCGTAACGTAACCGCAAATCCCAACACACGATCAGTCACATCCGGAACATTATCCAAGTGAGAAACCGCTTCCATATACGCTGAATATTTTCGATCATCTCCCAAACTATCCTGAACAATCACCTGACAATACGGAGCATAAACTCTCAACACATAATCCAAAATCCGATTCACTTGATTTCTAGGAGACCCTTCAGCACCTACAAATCCTGTAGGAGCACCCGACCTCGGAAGGTTCCCCTTACCACGATGCCTAGCATATATCGAAATTGTATAAACAATGTCAAACGGAACCCCGGTATCTTTTGTCTCATAGCGATCGTAACCTTGAACAACAGTCTCTGCTCGAGTCGAAGCATCAAACGTTACAGCAACAACCTTTGCCCCCTGAGCAGCAGCCCTAAACGACTTGTGACCAGGATGCCAACGATTCATAGCCGGTGATATATCATCCCTTCTAATAACTAAAACAGGCTGCCTATATCGAGCATACACATCCTCTGGATGAGAAAAAATAATAGGCACTCCAGGAAGTCCAGGAGCAGGCTCAACAGGAAGAATACCACTAGAAATATAAAAATTACTATGAGGCCCCTTACCAGTATCAACCTCATGAATCTCTGCTCCTAAAGTCGTCGCTACACCCTCATCAAAATTCCTCAAACCAACAATACCAGACGGAGCTGTACCTGCTAACCGTTCACTACGCCCTGCCAAGGGTATTTGAGGATCATGCGTCACTCAACAGCCTCCACAACAAAATCAGCAAAACCAAAGTCCACCGCCGCAAGCAACCACTTCCCCAAAACAACACAAGATGCACCAACATCCGGAAACTCTGGCAACACACCATTACTCCCAAGATGCTCAACAATATTAAAAATAACTTCCATACCAACTACTGCATCCACACCCTTCTCCTCCAACCGATCTATAACATGATCCAAATAACTATCAAAAACATACTGAATGAATAAATCCTCACAGATACCATCCCCACAATCACCATTTGTCATAACAGAAATCATTACCTTCCCAATCTCAAACCCAATCTGTCCTGAAATGAAACCAAATGCTTAGCAACAGATACCGACACAACATCTCCAACACGAACAGGCCACCGCTTCCAAGCAGAAAAACTCAAATCCGTCATACTTCTGACAAACTCTCTCCTACGAGAAATCATACCAATTCCGCCACCCTTCGCCAACCTCAGAATCCCTTTCCGCCAATGGGACTTAGCAGGAGAATCCCCCAAACCAAACTCTAAACGCATCGACTCAAAAGCCACATCAGAAACAGCTTCTGGCCGATCCTTCCCCACCAATGCACCCTTATCACGCATTCTCAGCCCCGCCGCAACAATCCTCCGTCGCCACACAGATCGGTCTCGCCGCCGCAATTTACGAACCTTTACCACTTCTCTTCTACTAACCTTCCTAGAAATCACATCTGACGTTTTTGCATCAGGAGGATACGGCAAAGTGTCCAAAGTCCACGGACTGAACTCCTGCAAAATCAAAGTAGCTTCAGGCACTTTATACAAAAGATTATTTTTTGCAGAAACATAAACAACTACATCCTCCGCATCTTCACGTTTTACTACAGTTCTACTAGGTATCGCCCGAATACAATAACCATCTACAGCATCAGAAAGCCCTTGTATGCGCTGAACTCGAAGCGACTTCCGTAGCTCATCTCTATCCGAAGGAATATTCTTCAAAACATCCTTATAAACACAATCTACAGAACGATACAAAAACTGACTTCTAACAGCACGAGCCCGCTTCCGCCATGCCCTTACCAAGGCATACGCGCTATCAAACTCTCGACTATCAACAAACAGACTCACTCACCACCACTCTTTCCAGACAACTCAGCTTCCACCTCAGAAACAACTTCCGAGAAAAGCTTCTTCCTCGGACCAAAAAAACTCGTCTGTGAAATCCTACCCCTCACAGCATCAACAATGTCTACCACCGGGTCTCCATTCAATTTCAAATTAACAGGCTGCACATCCTTCAACATACGCACGTGCTGTTTACACACGCCTATCACACGCTCAGAAGCTCCGACTCTCAACCCATAAGCCGAATCACCACCACACACAAAACACATACGAGCAAAATTCGTGATAGGACCCACATATTCAGGAAAAGTAAGCCTGACAATCGGAGAACCACAGGGCTTAACAACCGAACACTTAGAACCTGGCAAACCCTTGCGACGACCATCCCAATACCTACCACACGTCGCACATATCACCGACAAACCATTCGCAACAGCAGCTCTAACCATTTCAAAATCTAAACTCATACAACCCTCTACTACGAATCTAACCTTCGCTCAGGAGTAAACTCAGTACGGCGAAGCACCGTCAAAACAATGCCTACAAAATGCCCCGAGTCCTGAACATGCCCATCATCATCCGCATTAATAACATCGAAATAATACCCCCCATGCACCCCTTCTTCAGCATTAACACCATGCTCTGCAAAAAACTTATTATCCCAAAACCTCACAACATCTCCCTCAAGCGGCGCCGGTGTTCCCGTATCCTCCAACTCCTTCCGAGCTAACCACACCCGGCCCTGCCACCTGACAACCATACCTTCCTCTCGCATCTCCGGCGTCCCTGGAATGTACTCCACAAAACCCTTCAATTTAAAAGGTCCCTGCCATTCCCGTTCAATAGGCTCATCATAAAGCGGATCCCTAATAGATTGTCCTAGATTCTGATGCCACAACCAAATAGACGTGCCCCCAGCACTAGTATGCTCCTGCGCAAAATGATCAAACATAGCCGCATCACGACCATCTAACTGAAACGGGCCGCACTTCTGAGGCCCTTTCATAGACAATTCCGCAAAATTACAATCTACTATACCAGAACATTTTTTAGAAATAGACACAGCTCACACCTCATGTAAACCCCCAAGCTGAAAGCCTAACCTGTCAAAATCCCCATAGGGAACCCAGTTCCCATAATCTCTTCTTCCAATCGCTCTATTTCAGCATCCGAATCTTCCAACAAACGCTCCCAATTTAAAGCAACATTCCCCTGAGCACCAGGAAGATCCTGATACTTACCACGTACCCACGCTAAATCCCGTTGAGCTTTAGCAAGCGCATACCGCTTAATAAGTTCATGATCACGCTCCTCCAATTCCTCAATCTGTGTGAAGTTAATTTTCGCCCACACAATCAGACATCTAGAATCTACCGGAGGAGGAGCAATAAAAAGCTTGTCATTTATCTCAGTCCATTCAAAATCAGCACTCAACACACGTTTAGCCATCTCAATATACTGAAGCGCTTGCACATAACTCGAATACAAACCCCCAGAAGCACCAGAAGCAAAAACATCATAGGGAATTTTCTCCTCAAGAAGAGTGAAAGGAGAAAAAATCAAAGAAAGATCCATCTTATGAGTCTCATAAGCTACATCCAAAACCCGATCAATTTCAGAATCTAGCTGATACTCAACCACCCCCGAATACGTCTGAATAGAAAACAATTTCGACACACCCTTCTTCGACGCGAACCACCGGACAGCCTGCTCAACAGCATCAATTATGTGCTGACTACACAACTCAATATCCCAAAAAGGCGCTCCGAGACGACGTAAGATCCACTGACCTAAATCGTCTCTATTCATCAACTTATTACCAGGAGGGCGCATACTCACCTCTCAAATATCACAACGCTCTACCCCACAAGCAACTTCCGACCTTTCTTATCTCGAAACTCCTTAAAACCACACTTCTTGCATTCAACTCTAAAATCCCCATTTTGTAGAGTCTCCACAAGAACATGCGAACTACCACACGATGAACACTTTTGCATGACTACCCCGATTCCTCATTACGAATAGCACCCAAAATCTGAGCCTTAGTAAGACCCTTTACAGACAAACCCAATGCCACCGCATACTCAGACAACTCCTTCTTTGTCCAAGACTTATTTGGTGGTTCCACATCTACATCTACATATACATCAGATTCAGAAGTAACTTCTGAAGAAGTTACTTCCTCAGAATTCCCAGACAAAGCTTCATAAAATTCTGACTCCGCTGCATCATTCACAAATTCAATAACAGGCTCAGGAACAGGCTCAGGAACAGGCTCAGGAACAGGCTCAGGAACAGGCTCAGGAACAGGCTCAGGAACAGAAAGCAATCCCTCAATCCTATACACCCCTTTATCATCCCCTTCAGACCTAAACACATCATCACCAACATCAGAAGGAGAAAAAGAAGCACCAGGAACATCAGAAGCATCATCAAATACTTCATCAAGCACCGCCGGGCAATAACGTGCGTACTCATCGCCAACAACAATGCCATCATTTCCTAACCCAGGAAGACCAGGAAAACTCACAATACCCAACCCAGCTTTCTTTCTGAATTTCCTCGGCACTTTTAACCCTCCACTAAATTTGGTTTAATCGTTCCCAACGTACCTATCGTCGACTCATCAATCCCAACACCATCAGGAGAAACCCTCACATCACCCACAAATGGCACATATTCATCATCATCCTTCGATACCGTAACACTCACAACTTCACCACGAACCTGCCTCAAAACACGCTCCCGTACCTTCTCATAATCTACAGCATCCCCTGAAACAATAGCATCAGAAGATTCGACACAAGAAGCTACTTCCGTGTGCACCACAACAGGCTTGTCCGTAGCTCCAACACCATTCGAACCATCCGATGCACTCTCCACCAATTCCCAAATTTTTCCAACACTTTCACGAATGGATTCCAATGAACGAACAGTAGCATCAACACGCGACATGACATCCTTGCACATATCCAAAATTTCACTTCGAGACGTTACAACATCTATCGGAGAAGATACTTCCTCCTCACAATTCTCAACTTCCTCGAAAACATTGCCAACTGCACCAACACTCTCCAATTGAGATAAAATAACACTCACACCATCCACAACTAAACCTCAAAACCAAGCGACCTATGGCCCCTTGTATAAACAATAATACATCACAAGCACCTTCAGGTCACCTCAACATCATAAACCAATCCTATAAATATCATAACAAAAATAAAAAAAACCAACTGCACACAAAAAAAATCACGAGTAGAGCAGATTTACATTATATCCAAATAATGACTATATTGCGAAAATGCAAACAATACCACTAGACAGAACTAATACCCCAAATGAGAACTCCCATAAACACAACCACACCATAACAAAAAATTTGAAGAGCGCATTACG